GTAACAGTAGGCGCGTCAACGCCCGACACATTTACTACTGGAGCGGTATTTGCTTCTGCTTCAAAAGCAGTAGCCATTTGTTCTGCAGTTTCTGACATGCGTTTATCCTTTTATCCTAGGGGTCGTTCTCCGATGTGGGGGCACAAATGACCTAACGTGGTATTACAGTATTTATTTTGACAATAGATGTCTTAATTGTCTGTATAAATCACTTTATTTTTGGTAACCGTCTGGGACTCTGCGCTGTGGCAATTGAGTACCGTAGGCTTCCGTTACTAGCCGAGTGCGTACCTTCTCATCACCCATTTGGGCGGCGATAGTTGCATCATCTAGTAATACTGGCTCTGTTGGGGCCGCAGGTGCTTCTGCGCTTGGAGCGCCTGGTGCAGAGGAACCACCAGGGCCTGTTTGTGCTGGCATTGACCCTGTAAGGGCCATGATGTCCTGCTCAATCTGTGTCTGGATAAGCTTGAGTGCTCCATCTGCCATAGCCTCGTCTTGAAGCTCTTGACGGATCTCTGAAAGCTTCTCAATAGGGAACTCTTCGCCCAGGATGCGCAATGCGCCTTCCTTAGACTCAAGACCAAGAGATAGCATTGACTGAACTTCATTGATAGCAATTAGCTTGTCAAGAGGCAATGGTTGTGGGAAGTGCACGTAGGATCGGAAAGTAATAGGGTCATTTACATCTAGCTTGGCGACCTGACCCTGCTTTAGCGGAACAGTGCTTGAGTTAGGATCCCAAGTAAAGGTCTCTGGCTCTTTAAGGGCAAGGTTAAGAAGGATAAGCTCATTTACGCGCTCAAGACCGTGTGCATACTGGACGATCTTCTGGTGATAACGGTTCATCAATGGCTGAAACTGAATAGAAAGAGCAACGCCAGAGGTGTTAGAGATAGGCTGAGCTTGACCAAGAGCGGTCTCAGGAACACCAATCATTTCGTGCATAGACTTCTTCATCATTGCTAGGAAGTCCATAGCGCCCTTTAGACCCTGTGCGCCACCTTCTAAGTTTTCTACTCGTGCGTCCTTTGGAAGGCCTCCCCATACTTTGTTAGCGCCTTTCTCAAGCTGAGAAGCTTTGGCGCCAATAATGACCGTAACCGGCGCAGCGTGATAATTAACAATGTCTGCAATATCAGTAGCAGTTTCATTGTAAGCACGATTAATATTGATAATGTCATTGCAATCAGAAAGGCCCCAAGGACTACCACTAATACGAACATTCGGGATATGAATAACTGGAATTGTGCCAAGCGGGTTAGGGCGCGAGTCAATGAGTTCGTCATTGATGTATTCCTCGATGATGTCATCTGTGAGGATTTCTGTGTACGTGAATACTTGGCGCGTACCTTCCAAGCTAGTACCCCAAAAACGGTACTTAAGCTTAAAACGGACAAGGCGTTCGCGGTCGTGTGGATGGAACTCGGGGAAAGCGAAACTAGAGTTAAGAGGCAAAATTCGTACACGACCAGGGTGCTTACGGCCAGCAGGATCCACATAAGGCTCTTCATAAGCCACTTTAATAAAGCAGTCACCTGACACCGTACCTTGCTGACCAATTTCCCAAAGGACTGTGGCCTTGTTGTTATCCACTTCCCAGACGCGCTCTAGTAGGTCTGGAACGATTGCTTCGGTCTCTTTAGGGCTGCGGAAGTTAACACCCTTACCAAAGGTAAAGTTAATGATGAAGTCGCTGAATGCGCGATAGTAGTTAAGAACCATCTGTGTCTCACCTGTCTGACGGCGATAAGACCAGTGGTGACCAAGATACATAGCCCAGTTAAGTGAGTAGCGATTTAGGCGTGGGCCGTGTACTTCAAACTCTTCATCCGCTAGTTCTACTAACCCAAGCGGAGAGATGGAGATGGTTAAGTCAGAGGAGGCTGCACGATAACTCGGTGGAGAGAAATCCATACCGCTCACTGCTCACCTCTTTCAACTTTAGACAATACTAACATAAATGTCGACTTATGTACAAAACGACACTCAGCGGAAACGTTCGCCTCTAATGAGGTTCTGGCCTACCGGCTTAGTTACTACCTTCTTTTGTTCTTTTTCTTTTTTATCCTGCGCTTCTTTAGCGTAATCGCGGAAGCGTGGATCTACATCTTTCTCAGATGTTACAAACTTGCCACCCAATTGAACATAGCGGGAGTGAACCCAGTGAGCAGCTGCAGGAGAAGGGTATGTGCGGAACTTAGAGCGCGCTTGAGTAGTAAGCATGTTCCAAAGCTTTTGATTTGCAGGGATCTGCTTAGGACCCTTTTTTACTTCTTTACCTGTAATTAATGCCATTAATCATCCTTAGATAGTAACCAGCCCTGCCCCGTTAGTGAGGCAGGGATGACTTACTTATTTCTTAGTCGTGGACGACTGCAGGATTGCCAGCCTTCTGTGGACCACCGCTGCGGAATGCTTCCTCAATGCGGTTGTCACCGTGGTCTGCAAAACCACCAGCAGCAAATTCCTTAAGATGATCTGGAGCTTCTACCCATGCAGCAGAACCAACGTGAGCGCGCTCACGCATTGTCTCTTCTGGAAGCTTCTCAAATACATTCTGATTACGGTTTGGACGACCTGCTGCAGGAACGTATCCCTGCATAGCGCCCTTTGTGAATTCCTGTGGGACGTCTGTATCTGTTGCAATGCCTTCTTCAAAACGAAGTGGGCCGCGCTGACCAGGGGTTGCTGGTGAGACTTTGCGGTCGTAGACAGTGCCAGGACGTTCTGGGAACTTTGGATCTGGTGCAATTGCCATTATTTACTCCTATATTAGGTTGAGGACCTCAGTAAAAGTGTGCTATAGAAAGTAGCTACAGTCAGCCTAAAGTCTTATCTAAAAAACGGTGAAGACGACACTTCTATCTGCGGCATAGTCATCTCAATAGTTAAAGCGCAAGCAATAGCCAAAGAGTCTGCGTAGTCATCGTGGGCATGGGCCTCGTCTGGTGCTTTAGCTAGGAAGTTTGGGCCAGTAAACTTGGTCTCTAAATCCTCAAGCTGCTGACGAAATCGGCGGTAACTACGAAGCTTTCTTGTCTTAGCGTGGGCAGGCCAACTAATGAGCTCGCGGTCCATAAGCGCCTTTAAGTGCTTCCAGCGCTTAGATTGTTCAGGCTGGCTACTGCCTACAGCAAAGACCTCTGCTCTAGGAATAAGAAGCTTTAGTCTTTGAGCCACAGCATCACCTACGCCGTTAGCATCTACCCCAACATACATAACGTTGTAGTTCTCTAAGAACTTTACTATCTGGAAGTATTGGTCCTCCCAGTCATCCCCTTGCAGCTCCAACCAGTTGAGTACTCTATGATCAAAGTAGCCAAACTCATCTGGGCGATCCCAGTCAACCCAGACAACGGTTACTACAGTAGAGTCAATCTTACGGGCGGGGTCAATGCCTACAACTACTGGGGTTCTATGCCAAGCGCGTTGAATCTCCATAGAGGTATCGCCAAGCCTGTCCATAGTTGTAGATGTAACAAACATGCCACGCTCAAGAAGCCACTTACAGTTATACGACATCTGGAACTCATCTGAGTCTTCACCAATACGTAGCTTTTCACGCTTAATGTGCTTTTCGTAGTTGGAGTTAACTTTAATAACATCTCGCCAAGTCCACTCAAAGTGGTTCTGACGTTTGGTGCGCGCAGTCTGTCGGCGCTTATTAAGCATGATGCTGTTGTAAAAGTTATTTTTATGCGTAGTTGGGGTGCCTGTTTTAACCATGGTTCCCGCGTAGTAAGCCAACATAGGCGCAATGGATTTAGATACTACAAAGTCATCTGCCTCTTGGCACTCATCAATAACAATAAGATGGAACGACTTAGATTCAATCTTTGCTCGTGGGTTAGCCGTCATCATCATTAGGGATGAGCCAGAGTTCTTTAGCTTAATCTGGCGAGTAACTCCTGCTACACGGCCTACGCTGTCATCGATCTCTGGGTCACCCAGGATCTCTAACGCTCTATCTGATGTTAGGCGGTTTACAGTACGTCCAAACAAAGTTTCTACCTGGCCCTCAACAGGCGCAAACATACCCACCATGATGCCGTCTTTAAAGCGCCCAAGTAGATCTGGGTACATCTTGGCCAAGCGTGGTAGCAGAACCATAAGGGTAGCTACAGTGTTAGCAATAGTCTCTGATTTACCTGACTGACGAGCTGCCAAGGCTGTAATTTCTTCACTGTCATTTATAATTACCGACTCAATAATACGGCGAGCAAGAGGCATCTGATATGGATGAAGTTCGTGTCCAACTAAGGCTGTTTGGAATTCAACGCAGCGATCGATGAGCTTGTTGACAAAAGATTTAGATAGCTCATCAAGCTCTATCTCTTCTTCTTCTACAAACTCTTCGTCTTCTATCTCATCAGGATAGAACTCGTCTTCGTCTTCTATTAGTTGGTCCATATAACCTTTAGTTTATTTTAAAACAAAGAGCCTAAGTCGTTAAACCTAGGCTCTTTGCGCCATCTACGGGGAGAGGAAGAGAGGCGTAGACAATTGTAACAGAAATGTCTATTTATCGACAAATCGGTTTAACGGCGCGGCGTGCGGTTTCTAAGGGTATCCACCATTGCATGCAGGGCTTCTGCGCCCTTAAGCGCCTCATCTAAATAGAGGTCGTCTCTACTACGTTGATACATAGACAGACAACGACCAATCTCATAGATAGATTGATCTAACCAGCCCTCAATTTCAGGGGTTTGTAGCCTAGATACTCTCTTAGACACCTTCTCAGAGAATGGCTTGTCCCAGACCTTATTCCGAGAAAAAAGTTTCATTAAATAGTCCATCCTGAGGCTTCCAAGCATCGCGGCCTCTCATAGTCCTGAATAGAAGTGCGTCAATAGAGTCTTCGTCATCTAAATCAATGTTAGGCTTCTTAAACCAAACACCCAAGTAAAAGCCTGGATGAGTAAATGGTACGCGAAAGACCAAGCACTTTCCAAGCCGATAAGGGCGATCTGTCTCTTGGGTGGTTCCCACTTCAATAACCGGTAGTAGGTGTCTGTGCCAGTAATCTAGCTTTCCGCCGTATAGTGGTCCGTATGATTTCATTTAGTTCTCCTTGAAAAAGTCAAAAGCTCCCCAGTTACGTAGGTCTCCCCGTTGAATTGACGAGGCTCTTGCAGATGAGTCACTTAGTCTAGCCACAGTACCAGCAGATAGGTTTCTTAACTGAGCTGGTTCATGGGATGAGCAAGCGGACTCTAGAGTAGGCAAGTAGTCATTAGTAGACTCTGCGTTCTTTAGCCCAAGCCAGACCTCAGTAGAGACGTCGTTATATTGGTGCCAGTGGTTAGTTCTAAACACAATATAAACAGTCTTTGTATTTGGGTTGTACGCAATAGTTAGCGCCCGTGGTCTAGATGGTTTTCTAGTTGGGGCGGTTGTTGTCTCAAACCCAACGTTGGTAACATCATTTGGGATAGCAATATCTATATCCGCCTCTTCAGGCTTTGATAGATACTCTTTTACAGATTCATTAGACCGCTGGGTCTTAAAGAAGTCATCTGGATTTAACGGCGCTGCTTTTCTACTAGCCATTAGTCCTCACATACATGGTCAGCGGTCTCTGTTTCTAATACACGTACCATACACTCACTGCACCTTAAATACCTAGGCGGCTTAAAATTATTTTGAGTAGTGGCTCCTAGAGGAAAATCAGACCCATCTTCATTAAATGCTGGGGTAGCAATAACTATCTCAGGCTCTTTAAGAAGCTCTGGAGAAAATGGACCGTAAGCGTGGGTAACTTTATTGGGGACTGGGTGCGCTTGTGGGGCGTCAATCCTTGTTATTAAATGTGGAGCTACCAAATCTAATTCGTCGTCAACTTCTCGGCTTCTAGGTGTGTAGGCGCCAAAAACCTCGTAGTCAATTCCCACGACTACTCCTGAACGTCAGAGCTCTTTGTTGCAGCTTTCTTCTTAGGCTTATCTTCTACAGGAGTTTCTACAGCAGACTCTTCAATAGTTTCCATAAGAGGGAAGTGGCCAGCGTTAGCGCGGTCGTAAAGCCAAGCAGGTAGGCAGGATGTGCAGTAGTGGGCTGGATTTACTCCAGGGTCAGCCGTTGTGTATGAAGCTTGATTACTGCAGTTGTCGCATTTAATCGCCATGTAATCCTCCTAAGATCTACTGTAGTATAGCAAAAAGGGCGCCCCGTAGAGCGCCCTTAATACTTAAAAGCTTACTTTGCTGGTGTCTGGAAGTGCTCGTAAGCTCCCTTAATTACAGGACCAAAAACACCAACTACTGCTGCCCATGCAACCTGCTTTAGGTGGTGGTTTCCACCCTGCCAAATTGCTACTCCAGCAACAACTGTTGAAATGACGTAGTGCTCGAATAGAGCCTTTGTCTTTGCGTTCATTACTACTCCTCTATGTTATTTGCGTAAGGCGTTATGATGTGAGACTCAGCAGGCACATTAGGGCTAGATGAGCTCTCACTATGAGATGCTACACCTCCCAAGCCCGCAAGCACAACTGCGGCAAGGTGTTTTGGCTCTGTAGAGTAGCCAGTAGCAGCCCAAGTACCTAGGGCGGCGGTGCCGCCAAAAGCTACATGAACTGGGCTACTGAAATTAAGCTTTATCCCCACGAAGATGCTCCAATACTTCTTTCATATGCCTACGGAGCTCCTCAATGTGGTTGTGAGTCTCCTGATCTAGTTTTAGATCTTTAGTAATAATACGCCTGTCTTCATCTCCAGAACGGTTAGTTGCATTCAAAAGTAGACCAGATAGCAAGATGGACTCTAGAGAAACAATAAGCGTCAAAAGGTTATATGGATACGGATCAAAGTAGGCGATTGTCATCCAGGTAGACCAAAAAATTAGATGAAAGATGATAAACCAAGGAGATCCAAAGGCTACAGAGGCCCAGTCAGATATCTTTTGAAAGAACTTCATTGATTGGCCTTTGCTACCATAGATGTGTAAGTTGATAGATCAATACCTTTGCCTTTAGAAGCTTTAAGACCTGGATATAGCCCTTGATATACAGGTATAAGCGCGATCTCTTCTTCGGTCAATACGTTAGAAACTAAGCTAGCGGGCATAAGTCCCGCATTTGCTAGCGCTTTTGCTACTACCAGCTCGACATTACCCTTAGCTCCAACCTTAAAAACAGATGAACCTGGGAAGGGTGGCGCAACAATTACAGTGGGCTTAGTTGTTTGTGTTGGCGTGGTGCTTGTACTGTGGATAACTGCGGCACCCCCACCTGTTAAGGCTGTTGCGCCTGCAACACCCGCTGCCAATGGCTTATTAGTTCCAATAGATTTAGCTGGGGCAGAGCTTCCCGCATAGGCTGGGCGAACAATAGCTAGAACATAAAGGTAGGGGCGATGACGACGATAGCAGCCATCTCCGTTTGATTGGTTACCTGTGTAGGACTCAGGGCCGGTGTTAAACCCAATAGTAGTTAATCCGTCTTTAGATGCGGCTTCCACAATCTCTACGTGGTCAGCAACTCCGTTGCCGCTCCAAGAGAAGAAGACAATATCTCCAGGTAGAGCAGAGTACTTGTCAATAACTTGTTTATTCTTTTGAAACCAAGTGAGTCCAGCAGGACAATAAGAAAATCCTTTAGGTGTTTGAGCAGCTACAAGATGAGAAGCATTTGCTTGGGCAAAGCACCAGCTGATACCCATGGCACAGTAAGACTCGTTTGGAATCCCGTACCATGTTCCGTAGGGGTTTTCATTGTTAGGCCCTTCTACAAAGCCCAACTGGGTGCGGGCAATGTTGACAATATCAACGCCTGCTGTCATTTGCTTTCCTTTACTACTTCTGCTGCCGCATCTGTATTAGCTCTGCGGTATCTAAAGGTCTCCCAAAGAGGAGCTGGTATCTCATGAATACCGTATCGGGTTCTATGATGCGCCATGCACAGTACTTCTAGATTACCTGGGCTTTCAATCCACTCTTGAAACTCTTCATCTGTGGCAAAGTGAACACCAAAAGCGGCTTCTACTTTATGTGGGTCCATGTTGTTTACCTGTGAGAACTCAATGTGGCTATGATGAAGCTCAGGTTCACCTGAACATAGGTCATCGTTTATAGCGCACTTCCATAGACCGGCCTTCTTAATTCTAGATTTAGCCTGGTTGAAAAGGTGATAGTGGGGATCATTTTCTCGCGGCTCATGCTCTGGAACTGAGACAGCTAGGTGAAGATTCATCATTTGCTTATGTGCGTCTGTCACTGGTAGATCAACCTCTCAGCTAAATCTCCTGGAACTACTAGGTAGTCAGGTTTATTTAGTAAAGCAACCCCTGCTTTGTCATAGGCTTCAGCAACTAGTTCTGAACAGATAAAGCCGTCTTTCTTAGCCAAGTAAGTGAACAACGGAAGGTTTAACTTAAGACCAAGGATTCTTAGAGCAAGTAGCGCAATGGTGTAAAAGTCATAAGGGCGACCGATAAAAGATAAAGCCACTTTTGCAATAGCCTCACGCTGTGCGTCAGTAAGCTCCTCGTGCTTGTTCCAAGCAATGTCTTTGTAATTAGCTATATCTACCAGTTTTACTCCAGTAGGATCAGCGCTTACAGCCTTGCCGTCTCCAACATAGACTATGGCATGGTTCCAACGGCTAGTAGTGCCTACACGGATTAACAATCCAAAGAACCCGTTAGTTTTTACTACTCCGTAATCGCCTAGACGAGGTTCGTACATTGTTTCTCCTTAGTTACGTGGTTCCTCAATATGAGATTGAACCCTGCCCTCTAATCTAGAAAGGTCTTTGACTACCTCTATCTGATGAGTGCGAAGTTCTTTAAGATCACCCTTCATCTCTTTAATATCTTCTTTGAGGCCCTTAATAATCGGAAGGATCTCCAGCTTCACAGCGTCATTTAGTGATCCGCCGTGATTAGGCTTAAGCTCTTCTAAGTACTCTTTTAGCGCTTCTGTTGAGTGTTGCTTTACATACCAACGTGCTATTCCGCCTACAGATCCCGCGATAAATAGTGAAGAAGATACTGTAGCTGTCAGTGTTGCTGCATCCATTAAAAAACCCAGTTCTTTACAGTTGATTAGAGAATAGAACCGTGGTTTTGTCCGAAATTAATAGCACAAAAATGCGTGATTTGTATAGTTTTCCATAAAAATACAAAAATATCTGCGTTAAATATAATATCTGGCTTGACATAGGTTGTAAGGCTGCATATATGCTAATACAACCGACTGAGAGGAGCAGCGATGCTTAATATCAGAATCAACTTCACGGTTGATGTAAAAAAGGTACTGAGAGTGATGGGAGTGCTTGTGCTAGTGTCTACACAGATGTTTACGCCTGCACACGCTTTACCGGCTCAAACCTCTAAAGAGAAAGTTGTGACAGTTTCTCTTGACTACCTCACTGTGAATACGACACGGACAGATGCCAAGAAAGCCTTGGCTAGTACTTATGTTAAGTACTTTGACGCTCAGACGATTGCTTTCTTAACGGAGTATTCGGCTGGCAAGTCCATGACTGAATGGAAGTGTTTAAACTCACTTTGGTCTCATGAAAGCCACTTCAATCCTAAAGCCCTTAATATGGGCTCGCATGCCTTTGGCATTGCTCAGTTTCTCCCATCAACATGGGGGAACTACAATGTAAAGAAGACTGCTGTGGCGCAACTACAAATTAAATATGGTCTACGTTACATCCAACAACGATATGGAGACGCATGCAATGCTTGGACATTCTGGCAAAGGAACGGGTGGTACTAAGGCCCCAGGATTTGATGGCACGCAGATATGCGCGCAAACAGACCCTGAACTGTTCTTTCCAGATGAATCTAAAAATCCACGTCTAGCTATAAACTTGGCCCGCAAACTATGCGGGTCATGTAGTTTTAAAGAGCCTTGCCTAGAGTATGCAGTAAATTATCCAGAATTAGTCGGTATCTGGGCAGGGACTACTCAAAGACAAAGACAGGATATAAGGGCGGCTAAAAACTTAGCCGCATAATAAGAAAGCCCCCGATCGCTCGGGGGCTTTTTTACTTTAACTATTAGTAGACGTAGGTGAATGTTCCGTCTTGGGTTCCTGGGTTCTCACCTGTAGGAAGTTTGTAAACTACCAAGTTAACAGAAGCACCAAGTGTCTGGGTTCCTGTTAGAGACTGGCTGTAAACAGTTCCTGCGTTGGCAAGGGTTGCTCCAGTTGTACGGTATGTAACTGTACCTGTGTTGAAGCTAGCAACACCAAGCTGACGATCAGCTTCACGGAATGTAAGGCCGGTAACTGATGGAACAGATGCAGTTGAAGCAGATGCTGCAATTGTAACTGTTGCAGTTCCTGCAACTCCTGTGATAGCTGAGTCTGTAGCACCGTTTGTAACTGTGAATGAAGTAGCAGTTGCAGAAGCAATTGTTACAGAAGACAAGTTAAATGCTGATGGTGTTGTGTAAGTTGGGGCATAGTACTGTGTAGCAATTGGCTGGTTTGATCCAGCAGCCACATAGTTGTAGAGGCCTGTGATTGTTACAGTCTGACCTGAAGAGAAGTGGTTGTTAGCTGTGTAGGTAACAGTTGTTCCATCAGATGAAGCACCAGTGACCTTAGCGGTCAATGTGTTGGTAGAGTTGAAGCCCTGAGTGGTCTCGCTACCTGGGAAGTTATCCCACTTATTGATAGTGTTAACGTGGCTATCAGCTGGGACTGTAAGTGTGATCTGTCCAACTGTCTTTGAGAGTTCTGAAGTTGTGATGAGGTCGCTTGAGATATCTGTGGTTGTTGACCAGCCGTAGTCAGCGCCAAGGCCGGGGATGACCTCAACGTTAACGCTAGCTAGACCTGTAGCACCTGAAACAGAGCGGTCTGTGGTTGAGTTTGTAACTGTGAAGTTAGTTCCTGAAACAGTTGCAATTGCAACATTTGCAAGGTTAAATGCTGATGAGTATGTACCTGTAGCAGTTGAAGTTGAACCGGTTGCTGCTGAAGTTACTGTGAAGTTTGTATTTGTTGTAACTGCCAAGATTGTGAATGTTCCGTTGAAGCCAGCGGTTGAAGCACCTGTAACAGTGATTGACTGACCGGCTGAAAGACCAGTTGTAGAAGCTGTTGCGTAGGTTACAACACCAGCGTTAGCTGTGATGCCTGTGATAGCTACTGAGCCTGAAAGACCAGTAACTGTAACCAACTCACCTACAGTGAACTCATTTGCAGATGTGTAGGTAATTGTTCCTGCAGAGGCAGATGCAGCTGTTACTGTAGCGGTAAGAACGTCTGAGCCAGCAGCTCCACGTGTTCCGCCTGTTGCATTGTATGAAGGTGAAGAAACGCGGTCGTCATTGGTCTGACGAGGGAAGTTTCCGTATACAAAGTCAACAGCTACGTTACCTGAAGGGGCTTGCTTGTAGCCCGAGTCACGGATGACTGTCATTATATTTCCTATTCTCTATAGAGGGGGTCTAGCAGTCCCATGCGCGAAGGGACTTATTAATTCTACTGTTCGGATCCTTAGCAGTCTTGCTAGACGTATTATGCTTTTTCATGCCTTCCATTCGTGCGCAGAACGACTTACGTCGTGCTGCAGACTTAGGAGACTTCTTTGCTTCTGCTTTTTTAACAGGTGGTTTTAGATTATGACCTTCTGCTTTAGCAGATGCGCGTCCTTTAGCGTTTAGTCCGCCCTTAGGATTCTGTCCTTCTTTTCTTGTCCAAGCAGGTGATTTAGCCATTATGCCCCCATTAGTAGGAAGATATCTTGAATACCAGCAGAGCTGGAAGAAACGTTTTGACCGTTGAAGTTTCCGTTAGAGTCAATGTAACTAAGCACATTGCCACTAGAGTCTTGCCACTCTTGCATATTAACGCTCTGACTTGCAGCAGCTTTAATAACAAGGCCTTTTGTTGAGCTAGATCCAACTGTAATTACGTTAGAGGTGTCTCCAGCTTTACGGATGTATTGAGTGTGCGTATCAGCTACGACGCCCTTTTCAATATTTGCAAGGCGGCCACTTACTGTTGTGTAGTCTGTAGCTGTGTTAGCCCAACCAGAAGCGGTTGCTGCTGTAGCAACTGAAGGGGTTGTACCAAGGGTGGACTCAATAGCTACTACTTCGTCTTGGATTGAGTTTGGGTGACCTGCGTCAATAACTTCAGTGACGTTTACGTGAGTAGTAAAAGCCTTGACGGAATTTGGATACGAGGCTGCCATATTAGCCCTTTCGGTTGACTACTTTAAAGTTTACAGTCTAAAAGATTAATTTTGGTGCTCTCCGTTAGGTCCTTTTCCAGGGGTACCGTAAACGGCAATACTTGGCTTCTCGTTCTCATTTAAGAACATGTGCCGTAGACCAAAGCGAGAGTCTCTAATAGAGACCTCTTTAGCCTTTGGTTGTTGAAATTCTTCTTTGCGGCTCATGGCGTCCAGCGGTTTGATTGCTTTGCTTGAGTAGGTTTACCAGGAACTACAGGTGAGGTAACCCTTGTAAGTTTTTCTCTAAACTGCCTGGCTTTTAATGAACGAGTATCTGATGTAATAGAAGAGGCTATGCTAGATGTGATCCCGCCTTTAGCCTTCTTACTTGGCACTTGGTTCCTTAAACTGCTTTAGATTGCGCATGCCAGGAAGGGCTGGTTGATAAGCCTTACCACTGCTAGCTACTTTATTTGGTTCTGGCTTAGGTGCTGGCTTAGTGGCTGTCGTACTCTCAGATGGAGTTGTCTCTTTAGCCGCTGCTGTCTTCTTAGTCGCAACCTTTTTAGCCGGAGCAGCACTCTTTTTAGTAGCCGGCTTTTTTAGAGCGACTTTTTTGGTGCCAGCTTTAACTGCTCTACCAATGTTAGAAGCAGCTTCAATATCTACAGAGCGCTTATTCATCCTCTGATTCTAAATGGTTTTCTTCACAGAAGCGTGCTAAAGAAGGCACTACCCAAGTTTTATCACATATTGTGCACCGATAGCTATTCTTTTGTGGACGAGCCACGCTATCTCCTTAGTGCAGTAGGTTGAATTCCCCTTCAGGGTCATAGACATTAACGGCTTTAAGCACTAAATCGCTGCCTGCTTTACGGGCATGATGGCCGCAAAACAGCAGCTCTCCGTTAATAAAAGTGGCAAGAACTCTTGCCGCAGCACCGCATGAATCACAGCGGTCTTGAAGAGTTAACTCTCTATGAGTGACCGCAGTCTTCATTACAAGCGCTCTCCACGAGAACGCTTAGAGTTCTCAATATCTTCACCATTACGTGATAGTGGCATAATTTTAGGGCGATAATGAGTTTCCATTTCATCCATAGTTTCTGGAGTTAAATGGTTCCAACCTTCAGGAATATCTTCTTCTTTTGGCTCAGGCCACTGTCCCTCAGTACGATTCACGCAACACCACTTCCGCCGGCTGTTGGAGCTGCACCTGCCGCAGCACCGCTTCCAGAATTCATACTAGCACCCTCTGCACTTTCTTGTGCAGCAGTCTCATTACTTTCTGACATAGGTGACTCTGCTCCAAAGTTACCAACAACACCACTACCGCCAATAGTTAAGTAAGACGGATTAACAGTTTCTGTGCCTGGTCCCCAAAAGCCCAATGCAGGATATTGTTCATGGTACTTAGTCTTTTTAGAGTATTTCACTTATTCTTATCCGCATCTAACATCTCACGCAATGTAGGAATGCGATTTGGATTCTCTTTATTTAATTGCTCTGTTTTAGCTTCACGTCGTGCTTGTACTTCTGGACCTTTATCCAGCATAGAGAACAGACTTGGTACTGGGTTCATTTTTCATTCTCCTTTTTACCCGCGCGGCGCTTGTTTTCTTTAGCAGTATTCTTGCCCTTATCTAGTAAACGCAAGTTACCTTTAGAGTCGTTGTTGTGATTATTATCTTTATGATCAACGGTTTTGTTCTTAGACTTGATCTTACCGTTGGTTGATTCATAATCAGCACGGGCTTTATTTTTAGAAGTAGTAACCCACTTACCGTCTACCTTCTTCTTGTAGACGTAAATAGGACGTCCGCCATTAGCCTCAGAACCTTTGTAAGGGCCAAACTTTTTAGTTTCAGCCATTGTTCTTATGCCAATCTCGTACGGCCTGCTCAGCCTCAGAGAGGCTCTTAGCGTCTAGTGTGTAGGTGCCACCACCCTTTGGGTGATGTACTTTAAACTTTTTACCGTGTTTATCAACAACGTGAGTTTCACCATCTACTTTAAACTGCTCTTTATCTTTATTCATTACTCTGCTCCAGACTCTGCACGACCATGAAGTTCACCCATAATCTCGCCACCAGTTACGCCTTTGCTGGCGCCCTGTCCTTGTTGACGACCTTGTTGAAAGTTCTGTACTCGACCGCTGCCGGCTTCTTCGGTAGTCGCTGCGGTCTCTGCGCCGGCAGCTTCAGCGCCTGCTGCAGCCTCTCCTGCACCTGTTGCTGCTGCTTCTCCAGCTACTTCTGCAAGTGGTAATAGAAATGACATGTTATCTCCTAGTAAGTTCCTAAATTAAAGCTTGGGGTAGTTTGACGAGTGTTAGTTTGGGGAGCCATACCTTTTTCTAACTCTGTTGTGCGGGAAGTACTGTCCGGTGAGGGGGCGCCCATAGTTGGCTTTGATTCAACCTGTACAGGAGAAGAGACATCTGACTTAATTAGGTAATCGTTCATCGCATATCCATATTTCTCTTCTGGCGGTTAAGTATATCTGCCGATTGTTCAGATACGTTATAGCGGCCATAAGAGGCGCGTGGGCCATCGTATTGTCCGTTATGTACTACTCGAAACTCATTAACGCGTGAACGCTTTGGCATAAGTTCTTTCTTAGACTTCTTCTTGCCTGGCATATTCTCCCCTAAAGCGCGTTCAGCGCGGGTGCGTCCTAGTGCTGGATCTTTCACTTGCGCACCTCCTCTAGATAATCTAGGTATACAGGTATAAGCATATCGGCAAGCTTTTCTTTTTTATCCTTATGCTTCTCTTCAAAGTGGCGCAACCACTCATGAGCGCCAAATCTTATGTTTGCACACCCATTATTAACATCTGCCCAGCAAACTTTGGCTAGAGCTCCTGCGCGCCCTGGAAGGTCTAACTGCTCCCAAAGCCAAGTTGAAAAGTGCATTAGATCTTTACCAAAGCTCCGGTATCGCTCTTGTAATATCCGTAACCTTTAGGGGTCATAGTAAATGGCGCTTTTACTGAATCAAAGATCGTATATGGTGCTTTACCATTTAGATCATAGAATGCTGGGGTTGTAACGTCTGGAAGTACACACACCTTGCCATCAACAGTGATGGTTGCATATGAACCGTAGCAGTGATCGCATACTTCAATAAGCCACTGGCGTCCCTGAGCGTCTTTTCCAGATACATTGTTAATCACTGGATCGCAAAGCATCTCTGCAACTTCATGGCATAAGACTGTAATTAGTCCCTGAGAGTAGATTGCAGGTGAGATCTGTAGCTTTTTAAAGAAACGAGCAGGGTAATAGATGCCCCACAACTTACTAGAGACCGCCTTTAAAGATACATAGGCAACTGGTACGCCTGCCTCTACAGTGTGATACCCAAGAGCGCCTGTAACCCTCTTAGCCTCTGTTAGGTGGATAGTCCATGCTCCTGGAGTAGGGGTTGTCACCACTGTTACTGCAGGTAGGTTCCACGCGGTTGTAACGCGGTCACAGAAGTTCTTAAGGGCTTTAACCAAAGTCTGCATATCTGCAGCAGAGATTGCTTCATCATTAATGAGGGCTAGCGTTGTCATGCTAGTATTCTCTCGTAAATAGAGAGCGGAAAAGGGTTAAAGATGGGCGTGAAAGTTATCCCACTTGGCGGTACTTATAGAGCTTATTGCAAAGAGTGTGATAAATACGTCAGCGACTCGACCGAGGAAATTCAGTACGCCCACACGCGCGCGTTAATACACCAAGCTACTAGGCACACTGAACACAGTAATATGGGACCCGCAGATTCTCAGGGGTAATAAAGAGCTTTTTCGAGCAGTGACTGCATTGCACCTCTGCCAGACCGCTATTTTCTAATCTGAGGGTAAAGGTGTGTGTATAGAAGAGTTTGGTTGCATACCAGACCAAGGCCGCGGTTATGATTAACATTCTTTACAGTACCTGCACTTACAGCTATTAGTAGTGCAAGGACACTCTTCATCAGATTGCATCAGGCCGGTTCCTTGGCACCAGTAACAAGCCTTAAGGTTCTGTAAGGCTGAGCGTAGAAATTCCCCGGTCATCGATTGACCATGATCGTCGCGAGAACACTTACAGCAATTGCAGCAATCAATAGATACGGTAGAAACTTCTCAATCTTCATTTTTGGCACTTTTCATTATTAGGGGATGTAGTTAAAGCATCAGCAGTTTT